CGGAACTCTACTTCAGCGACCTAAATTGGCGTGAGTTCTTCGTCTTCCTTGCGGATGGCGATATCTTTCTATACAAGGAGTATATGAAAACATCCGTTGAGGATGTCTTAACTTTGCTCAAGCACTTCCAAGAGGAAAGGCAACGCAAGGCTAAACAAAACCACAATGGCTGATAGGATATCCGTAAGTTACGATGCGAATGTAGATGACCTCAAGAGGAAGCTTGATGAACTGATTGCTAAGAACAAGGAGCTTGCGGCCCACGCGACCGCAGCGGCCAAGGCTCTATCCAACATTGCCTCGGCCCAAGGGCTGTCCACTATAAACAATATCAACAATTCGTTCAACACAACGGTGAACGTATTGGCGCAGGTAAACACCAACTTGAGCCAGGTCAATAACCAACTGAACAACACGGTTAATTTATCCAATAGAGTAAGCAACGCCATAGGTGGGATTAGGGCTTCTTCGGATTTGTTGACGAGGGCTTTTCAGATGCTTACGACAAGAATGATTGCCGCGTTTAGCATCAATGCCGTCATAGACTTCACCAAGTCGCTCGTAGATGTAGAAAGGCAATTTGAGATTCTTCAAAACCGAATCAACTTTGTCGCAGGAACAACCACGGGCGGTGAGGCTGTTTTCGGCAGGCTTCAAAAAACCGCTAATGAACTCGGTATTGGCATTCGGGAATTAACCGAAGGCTTTTCAGGCTTTGCGATTGCCGCGAAGATGGCGGGGTTTTCAAGCGCAGCTGCCGAAGAGATATTTTCCAAGGTTGCGACATCCCTTCGCGCTGCCGGAGCTTCATCCTTGCAGACCCAACGAGCCTTCTACGCTTTGCAACAAATGCTCTCCAAAGGAGTTGTGGCAGCGGAGGAGTTGCGCAGGCAGTTGGGTGAAGCCTTGCCCGGTGCGTCCGACTTGATGACAAGGGCATACAACCGCTTGCATCCCGGCCAAGAGCTGACCAACCGACAGTTCACCAAGATGCTTGAGGAGGGCAAGATTATTTCTGCGGAGATACTTCCTGAGTTCGCAAGGGTTTTGGAGCAGGAATTTGGCCCTGCGCTTTCAGGAAAGAAAAACTCTCTTGACGCTATTTTAACGAGGATTAGCAATCAGTTTATTGAGTTCAAGAAAAACCTCTCAGACCTTGATTTCATAAAAAACGCCTTTGGCGGGTTGGCTACGTTTTTGACGGACATCAACAACGTAATGACCAACGAGGAGCTTACGTTTAAGGAGAAAGTTGATGGCTTTATGAGAGCCGGAACGAGGCTTAACGCATTTGAAATAGAGAAAAACAAAAAACTCGCTGCACAAGGGAGCTTTCTTGCGCAATACTACCTTGATGGTCAAAGGGTATTGGAAGAATCGGCAAAAAAGGCCGAGAAAAGAACCGAAGACCAAACCAAGAGGGAGAGCGAGTTGATAAAGTCAGCGGAGAAGCAATACGAGATTTACAAAAAACTCGGAGAAATTGAGCAGGAAAGGTTTGAAAATGAGCTTCAAATGAGGGTGACGTTATCCGACAAGGATATGCAAGAACTCTCAGCCGACTCAAGGGCCATAAAAGAATTGTACGAAACCATCGGCAAGGCCATAGGCGCAACAAGGGAGGAGTGGAATATGTATGTGGATGCCGGGGAGAAGGTTGTTCGCGCTCAAATACACGAAAGAACGGGCGGTGGAAAGGCTGTGTTTGACGCTTTCAATAAGCAATTACAACAAAAAAGAGAAGAGATAAAGCTGTCTCTTGAGTCCATAAAAAAGGCAAAAGAAGAAGACCAAGCCACCCTTGACTTGATAAAGACCAAACGCATTGCCGCGTCTCAAGGTGGCCCTGCCGGGCAAGGGGGCGCAGACCCACAGAAAGAAGCCATTGCAGCAGCCAAAGAGCGCATCGCTTTGGAGGAGACCTTGTTGCTCAAAACCACCGAAGGAACCACCGCGTATTACAACCAACTCATAAAGGTCATTCAGGCCCGTAAGGACTTGGTGAAACTTGAGAAGGCCGGAACGCCCAACCAAATGGGGCTTGACATTGCGAAGCTTGACAAAGACTTGGATAAGGCCAAGAAGATGATTCAGTCCTTCACCCCCGAAATGGCCGACATTGTGGAGGAAGGCGTTTATGTGCCGAGCGTAGAGGCGTTGGAGAGGCTTGACAAGGATATTAAAGACCTCACGAAGCAGCAGTTGGAAGACCGCGCTGCCGCCATTCAAACCGATATTCAGCTTCACGAAGAAGGCACGGACGGAAGGCTTGAGTTGGAGAAGGCGTTGGTGATGGCGAAGGCCAAACTTGCCGCTAAGGAAGCCGAGATCCAGGGCAAGACGGCCAAAGAAATTGAGGCCATCTTTGCCAAAGCCAACATTGACATCGCAGACCTTGACAAGAAGTTTCACGATGGCAAGCAGAAAGAGGCCGAAGACTATGCCGAGTTCTACAAGCGATTGCAGGATGGATTGGATGGCTATGAGGGCAATTCCCTGCAACGCAGAATCAAGGCTATCCGTGAATACTACGGCAAACTAAAAGCCGAGGCATTTCTCTACGGACGAACGAAGGAGGAAATTGATGCCCTTACCGCAAACAGGGACAAAGCCATTTTCCAAGAGAACCTTAAAGAGATCGGTAAGTTCGTGAATACCGCTGCCGGTATCTACGGTCAGTTCACCCAGATTCAGCAGATGGAGTACGAAAACCAAAAGGTTGCTCTTGACAACAAACTTGCGCAAGGGCTTATCTCTGAGGAAGAGTACAACGCGCAAGTCACCGAAATTGAGCGGAAGCGTTTTGAGCAGAACAAGCAGACTCAAAAGGTTGAGGTTCTCATAAACACCGCCTCAGCGATTGCGAGGGCATTTTCAGACCTTGGCCCGGTTGGTGGGGCGATTGCCGCTTTTGCGCTTGGCGCAATGTCCATAAAGCAAATCAGCTTAATTGACTCCGCTCAATTCCCGCAGGCATTCAAAGACGGTGTGATTGACCTCAAAGGCCCAGGTTCGGAGACCTCCGATAGCATCCCCGCCAGGCTATCGCGTGGTGAATCGGTGATGACCGCAGAGGAGACAAAGCGGTACAAACCCGTCCTTCAAGCAATCCGGGATGGAGAGTTTGAGGCGTTTGTGGCGAAGAAGTACACCGGGGCTATGGCGATGAGTCGGGAGCAAGGATCTTTCGCCCAAAACATTAGCAACTCCCTTGACATGAACAACGCAGAGATGGTTGACGCAATCCGCAGGAACAAGAGCGTGAAGATTGCGAATTGGGATGACTTCAGCAGGATTATGAGCAAGCCGAAAACGGCCCACAAGGTTTACAGAAGGAGGGCTTGGTAATGGCAGGTTTCACCGTTATTCTGGATGGTCAGACTTTGACCAACGAACCGATGGGGTTGCAAGATGCTGCCATCTCCATTCAACGAAATGAGGACTTTCCGGGCTTGTTCACCACGATGGTGTCTGATCTGGAGTTTTGGGGCGATGGATATGACATCCTTTACTCTTTTTATTCAAACAATGACTTATGCGTTAGAATTGATTGTAGAATTATTGAAGACTGCGACAATGGGCTTGATTTTGACGGGATAATATACCTAAATGACGTTGAGTTCAATTCCTATAAGTGCATTGCGACCTGTTCCGTAGAGGACAACACCGCCCAAGGGAGAATACTTAGACTTAAAGACGCATTGGTTCCAATTAACTCCGTTAATCAAAGCACGATTAATGGAGGGTCTTTGGCAAATTGCACAAGCCATCAGTTTAACACAAATGGCGTTTACGGAAACAGGTTTGCCTTTAATGTCTTTGATTTACTTCAATACGTTTTAAGGTACATAACCGATAATGATGTCACTTTGGTAAGCGACTTTCTGACTTCGCAAAATTATCGCCCACAAAAACTGAGAGTAAAATGCAGCTTTAACACAAACGGATTCCCCATTCAAGCAACCTGGAACGACCCTTACGGGAATCTCATCGTAAGAACATTAGGTGGCCCTGCTCTTCTTTCGGTGGTTGATGACGCAACATACGCTCAGGCCGTTGCCACAATGCTCAACCAACAAGTATTTACGGACTCAGGGGGGAACAGTTATCAGGACATTGTATTTCCGTATGCAGCAAGAACGGACTCTGAGATTGACCCTATTACGGGCAATGTGGAGCATTTTGTGGACATATATTTTTACCACAAAACATCCATAAGCATTATTTGCCTCGGTGGGCCAAGCACGGTCACGCTTGTTTCATCGGTTGACGTTACTTATGGGGCAAAAAACCTTTACGCAACCAATGTCTCTATGATAGAGCCAGCGGTTTCAATGCCATCCATTTCCTTGTCAAACTTGTTTCTGGGCCTTCACGCCTTTTACAATTTGAGTATGTCGTTTTTTAGGGTTGGCGGGAATCTTTATTTAAGGGTTGAAAATCAACCATATTATTTTTCCAACAGCGAATCGGTATCTCTTTCAAGCGTTAAAGACGTAATGCTAAAAACCGAGAATCCATTGGCCTTCTCGTCTATTAATTATTCAAACCCAACTCTTAGCAATACCTCCGTGTTTTATCAAGACGCAGGGTATGTTTCAAATGAATGTTCAGAAAACGAGGCAGGGGTGTCTAATTACTTCCTTATACCAAACGATTCTTACAATGGAATCGTGTCCAACCCGAAGCCTGCCGGGGGTCTTTCAAAGGGATTTGTGTCAACCCAAGAGAACAAATGGCTATTGTTTGAAGAAGACACCGATAATTTAACGACCCCTAAAACCATATTGAATATGGTTCAAACGGGAACCATTAGCAGCATATATCAACAAAACGCATTAATCACCGACCCAATAGCATTCACCTATGCCGGATCGTGCATCCATCCATTTATTGCAAGAAACTTCTTATTTCGCGCACCAAGTGGCCTGCGCTATGCCGGGTACTTGTTGGTCAACAATCTACCCATTAAAATAGCCAAGTCGCTCTCCTTTGAATACCCATTGAGCAGAGCGGAGTTCAATCAAGTCAACAGCAACCCGACCAAATACATCGTTGTGAATGGCACTCGCGGGTGGATTATGAGCGTTGAGCATAATCTTAAAACAGGAATGACTAACTTTGAGCTTCTAACAGAATGATAAGTCCCAACCAGCCTATTGTCTGCGTTCCCTCTACTGAAGGGAGAAACATTGCTCCCTTTGATGCTCTCACGAACGCAAATTACTACGGAATCGTTGGCTCTGCGGCCTTTTTGTCGGCTTCCAAGCTGACCTTTTGGGGCGGTTACAACGGCTTAACGGTTTGGTCGCTCTACAACAGCCGGGCCGATTCAGCCGGGGCCATTCCTTTGAGCGACCCCTATTACTCTCCCGGCTATCCCTTCAATCCAGGGTATTTCCAAATGACCCCTTGGGAGAGGTTTAATGCCAGAGCAACCTACGATGGCGCGACTCCCGCAAGCCCTTCAGTAACGAGCGCGTGTACGACCTCGGTGTTCTACGAGTTCTACGAACTTTCCGAGTTGGAGGACACCTCTTGCGAGTACGAGATTTACGCTAAGACCATTTCGTTTATTGGCCCACCGAACGCCACAGTCTATGTGGACTACGGCATTCGCAACGAGTGCGATTATGCCCTGCTGAAGTTCAGGGTTTCCAACTTCACCTACAACACCAAGTCCGTAACCTACGGTAGTGCTATTGCCGTTGGGTTGAACAGGGTGGACATTACGGGCAACGGGTGGTATTCTTTGCCTATCATCTTGAATCCCCTCGGAGCGGGTTCGTCCCCTCTTCCGGGAGCTTCTCCAAACTTCTTCATTCAGTCCCTCGGCCCGGAGCCTTATGTGCGCTTTGACGTTGACGCTGTTGAGATAACCTGCTTCACGCCCGATGGCACGGACTGCACGGACTGCAAGACGGGGGACT